ATGAGGAGTACTTTAGTAGCTACAATAAGGTTGTCAATGCCGAGAACGCTCGTATGTCAGGCACTGACTATGCAGATATTCGCAAGACACTATCTGAGGTGATAGAGGGATTCTTAATGAAGAATAATCTGATTAATTCAGCAGGAGTATTTGGTAATAATTTTTCTGTTCCATCATTAGCCACAACGGGAGATTCAGCGTATTTAATTAATACAATCATTACTTATCCTGTTGTTCTTGCTACAGGAACAAATACAAATGTAACAGGTCCTTTCTTTCAAACATTAATTGATAATACAGCAGATTTTATTCAAGCAGGAGTGCAGGTTGGAGATGTAGTAGTTAACTTGACTTCCCCTCCCGGTCCTGCCAATAATGGTACAACAACAGTAGCTTCAATAACTAATGCAACTACATTAGTTTTAGCTGTACCTCTTTTTACAAATGTTGGAGAAGACTACGCTATATTTTCAGCAGCAAGTGGTGTAGAAGCAGAGAAGGTTAATGAAAGCAAAATATTTATGCTAAACAGGTCTAACCTAACAACACCATCAACTATTTTTCCTTCTTATGTGTTAAATACTCAACTTCCTAATTTAACCCAATCTGTAGTTACAATGTACCCACAGACCATCAACACGTATGGGCAGGTGGTTTGTACTTACTTTAGATATCCGAAAGACCCGAAGTGGACATATATCACCTTGTTTAATGGAGAGCCTTCGTTTGACCAATCGCAACCCGATTATCAAGACTTTGAATTGCCATTGGAAGATGAGTTTAAGTTAGTAATGAAGATTCTTCAGTACTGTGGTGTATCAATCCGTGAAACTGAAGTTACTCAGTATGGTATTGCTCAGGAGCAACACGAACAACCGACATTCAGTCAACAACAATAAAAACTATAATCAATGGCATACATATCACAATACGAATATTATGACAATAATGGTAATAACCCCCAAGATGCAAATTGGGGTTCTTACCAATACGTAAGTCTGTTTGATATCGTCAACAATTTTATGTTGATGTATTCGGGCAATCATTCATTGATAAACAATGAGGAGCGTTACAAGGTATTGTTCCACGCTAAGAGAGCTATTCAGGAATTGAACTATGATGCCTTCAAAGAGATAAAGGTTTTAGAGTTAACGGTAGCAGCGTCATTACGATTTGTATTGCCAAGTGATTTTGTGAATTGGGTTCGCATCTCTCTTTATGAGAATGGATACCTAAGACCATTGAGTGAGAACATTCAGACGTTATCAGCAAGAGCGTATCTTCAGGATAACGCAGGTAATATTCTGTTTGACCAAAACGGTAATATATTACAGCCTCAGAACTCAGAGATTGATTACGATAGGCTTAATAAATTAAAGAAGAGTATCTACTTAAATCCCGGCAGCCAATTCTATGGCAGCTACGGATGGTATATGGATGGAAGATGGTACTTTGATTTCAATGTAGGACAGCGATATGGTTTGAATACCGAGACGGCTAACTTTAATCCTACATTCAATATTGATAAGAAGGCAGGTGTCATTAACTTTAGTTCTGATATGGCAGACAAGAGTTGCATCCTTGAGTACGTATCTGATGGTATGGAGAATGGGGATGACTCAATAGTTTCTGTAAATAAGTTATTTGAAAAATACATCTACGCTTATATCCAATATGAGATATTAAACTCTAAATTTGGGGTGCAGGAGTACATTGTAGCAAGAGCACGAAAGGAGAAAGGTGCTTTATTAAGAAACGCAAAAATCAGAATCAGTAACATACATCCGGGAAGACTATTGATGAATCTTCGTGGTATGGACAAGATGATAAAATAATATGGCTAAGATATCAAGGAATTTTACGGCAGGTAAGATGAACAAAACTCTTGACGAACGTGTAGTTCCTCAAGGAGAGTATATTGATGCACTCAACATCCGTATGGGTTCTACGGAACAATCAGAGGTTGGTGTTATTGAGAATACAAAAGGAAACACTTCACTGACTGCATTACAATTTAATGGAGTTCCTCTTAGTGATAATGCAAGAACTATCGGCTCTATTGCTGATGGTGAGAGAGAAATCATCTATTGGTTTGTTCACGACCCATCATTCCCTGTATCTTTTGAAGCTCCATTAGGAAAGATTGATATGATTGTTTCTTTTAGTGAAGCATCAAACATATTAACGTATCATATTGTTAGTGTTAACTACGACAACGTAAATACTACGCTAAATTTTAATCCTCAGTATTTAATAACGGGAGTTGACATAATAGAGGACTTATTATTCTTTACTGATGATTATAATCAGCCACGATTTATAAATACATTAAAATCATACGCACTACCGATAGTAGGTCTTGATGATTCATTATTATGGGAATCAATTCTTGTTATCAAAAGACCACCTGCTGAATCTCCTGAAGTAGAGCTTACTATTATCAATGGTCAAGAGAATTTTCTTGAAGACAGATTTATTTGCTTTGCTTATAGGTATGAGTATGAAAACAATGAATACTCTGCTATCTCTCAGTTTTCTGCTCCTGCGTTCTTTCCTAAACCATTTGATGTTACTAATGATGCCTTCTTAAATGAGGGTATGATTAATCAGTTTAATGCTGCGATTGTAACAGTGAATACGGGAGGACCACTTGTAAAGTCAATAGACTTGTTATTCAAGGATATGAATAGCAACGTGATTAAGGTTATCGAAAAAGTTAACAAGCAAGAGTTAGCACTATCTAACAATGTTGATTATACTTACACCTTTTCAAACAGCAAGATATTTACTATCCTTCCTGAGTCGGAGTTGTTAAGACTTTATGACAACGTACCATTAAAAGCAAAGGCTCAAACTATTATGGGCAATCGCTTGATGTATGGAAACTACGTTGAGGGATATGACTTAATTGATAAGAATGGCAATACGACAATGCTTGAGTATTACTTGGATGGAGTATCAGAAGAGATAGGAATAGCAAGTTATGACTCTGAAGCATCTGCAACACCGGGCAGCTATAGTATTAATGGACCTGTTACGGTAAATGATTCTATTCTTGAGGTTGATTTAACAGGAGCTGTTTTAGTTCAAGGTGGACTACTAAGTATTGACTTTACATTTAATCACGCTGCCTTTTCAGGAGGAACAAATCCTACAGATAAAACATCTAATATAACACTTTCGTTATTTTTTGAATTGCCAACAAATTATGCTTCGGTGTATGATATGGTAACAAGTATTAATTTTCAAAATAGAGTTGGAACTATATTGAATATACTTCCTGTTTACGACCCATTAAATCCCTCTATTACTCCTTGTGATGGAACAACATTTACCGATTCTTTTAATTGTTCTATACCACAACAATTAGATAGCTATACTAAAACGGCAAGTGGTATAAGTGTAAATGGTCAGCCAATAAGCGTTATAGCAACATCGGGAAGTTCTATTTTTACGATTCAATTATTGGCAATGCAATTTGTTGATAATTTAACAACTCCAACGATAAGTTTTTATGAGTACTATAAGTTTGTAAGTAGCGAGGTTACTTATCAGGAACGTGGTAATAGAAAGAGTTTACATAGCAATCGTGATTATGAGATTGGTATCGTGTATATGGATGAGTTCAATCGTTCGACTACAGCATTGGTAAGCCCTCGTAACACCGTTCACTTTCCTTGTGGAACATCTGATTTGCAAAATTCTATTCAAGTTATTATACCACCAACGCAGGTAGCTCCTGCTTGGGCGACAAGATATAAGTTTGTTATCAAGCCTGACAAAGCAGGATATGAAACAATCTACAGTGATATTTACTTTCAAGATTTAGCAACCAATTCTGTTTATCTTTTATTGGAAGGAGAGAACGCACGAAAGGTAGAGGTCGGAGATAGATATATTGTAAAGGCTGATGCTACAGGTCCTAAAGACAGTTGTTCTTATGCAACGGTATTAGAAAAGGAAGCAAGACAAGCAAACTTTTTAAGTTTTACAGCTCCTGCCGGAGTGTATATGAAGATGAACGCTAATGATTTTGCTGTTAGCAATGATGCAAATTCAAAAATACTTCCGGGTTATCAAGATGCAGATTCTTTTCAATTATCTCCTTTTCAAGGAAACGTATATTTACCTGCTCAGGTAAAATATCCGATGAACATAACAGGTACAGACCCATTAAATCCAACTTTTACTTTTGTTGATTATACTGTTCCTGAAGGAAGTCGTATTAAGATATACTTAAAGGCTAATAGACCCGGAGCAGGATGTAGTTGTGAAGGACGAACGTGGGAGTTTAATCAAGAATTTACATCTCCTGCAACTTATGATAATATGTATGATTGGTTTATAGGAGAGAATATATTTCAAATAATAGTAGCACAAGCATCTAAGTCGGCTACTTGTGGTGCACCTGCTCCTATTATTACATACGGAACAGGTTTAGTTTCTGCTCCATATCCTACTCCATCTGTATTAGATGATTTAGAAAATTATTTATTTTTTACAAGAGACTTTACAACAAACCAACTTATTTTAGTGGTTAATGGTGGTCGTTCTTGTAGAGGTATTGGTGGAGGTAGAACAGCTAATATGGCTGTTGATATTAAAGTCTATAGGTCCACAAGCACACTAATATTTGAAACTTTACCTGTAGATTCCTTACCTGATGTTTTTTATGAAAACGAGCTTTCTCTGCCTATTGGTCCGAATGGGGAACATATTGGGAATATTCAAGACCAAAGTTTTGGACCTGTGCCCCCTGCTGCTCCTGCTATTGTTGATACAGGATTCTTTAATTGCTATACTTTTGGGAATGGTGCTGAGTCTTATAAAATCCGTGATTCAATAATTGGAAGAACGCTTGAGCTTGGAAATAGAGTAACATCAGTAGCTGCTCAGGATTATCAACAAGTAGATAGATTTGCAGACATTACTTATAGTGGTATCTATAACAATGAGTCTAACGTAAATAAACTTAACGAATTTAACTTAGGGCTTCTTAACTTTAAGAACTGCGAAACATCATTTGGTCCTATCTATATCTTAGATGGAAGACAGACGGATGTGCTTACTTTACAAGAAGATAAGATATCTTATGTTTTAGCAGGGAAGAACTTACTATCTGACTCAGCAGCAGGGGGAGCTATCGCTTCAGTTCCTGAGGTATTAGGAACGCAGATAGCACGTTCGGAGAAGTATGGTATATCGTACAATCCTGAGAGTTATTTTCAGTGGGGGTACAATAGATACTTCACCGATGCCAAGCGTGGTGCTGTCATTCAGATGAAGGGAGACTCCTACTCTAACGACCAACTAAAAGTCGTATCAGAAATGGGGATGCGTACTTGGTTTAGAGATTTATTTAAGGACTCATTCCAAACGCAGAAGCTCGGAGCTTTTGACCCATATATGAATGAGTATGCTTTATCATCAAATGATATACTAATACCTCAACCTATTGATTGTATTGGTTGTGGTATCGCTCAGACGTTTACATTTGAAGAGGATGGCACACAATCATTCTGCGTTACTGAAGGATTAGCTATTGGTGATGTAACCATTACCTATAGTCCTTATGGTGGTTCGCCAAATGACTTTGCTATCAACGCTACTTATAATGGTAATACCTATTCAACAGGATTTGTTACATCGGCAGGAACGCTTGTAGTTCCAAAGGATGTGAATAATGTTCAGACAATAGACATTGAAGTTATTGCTTCTGATGCTTTATTGTTGGATGTTAATGTATCGTGTGTTGAACCTATACCATTAACAATTATTGAAGTTGTTGTTACTAACGACTACGAGGCAGGTAAAACAATTCACGCTGAGTATCGCTATAGCATAGGTACTTATAACTCTCCATTGCAATCTTCATTTGTTACATTCGGAACAGACCCATCAAGTTTTGTTATATCAAGGTATAATGTAAACACAGGTGTTGTGGGTACAGGAGCGTTCCCTCAAGAGAACAGCACAATGTATCTTATAAGTAACCAATTATCATCGGATACATTTGTGTTTGACCCAACATCAGATAGCTTAAACTACCTTATGTCAAATACGTTATATGGAAATAGCACGTCAGAAATAACTACATTATTATCATTAGCTACAGCAGCAACACCAAATATTACATCTGCAAACTATAACGATGCCACATTCACTGTTCCTCCAATCCAACAATATCTTTACTTGATATGGGATTTAAGAGATGCAGTAGAAACAAGCCTATGTTTTGGTACAAGTGGATTAGATGTATGCTGTAATTGTGATACTTGTGGAGACGAAACGCCTTGTAAGTCTTACATTATTTCAAATGCACAAGCTCCTTATGTGGAGGTTCAATATGTTGAGTGTCTTGAAATATCACCAACAACTATTACGGTTGAACCAAACAAGAGTGTTGTTATATGTATGAACAAAGATTATTTCCCAACGATAATATCAGGAACAGCAGATATATCAGTATATAAAGAATGTAGTTGTTAAAATTAAATTGAACAGATGTCAACTTTAGGAACATATTATTTAAACGCACCATCATTATCATCAGCAACAGCAGCTTATGATGATTCAGCACTAACGATACCGGCAGCAGACGGGTTTTATTCAGACGGAGTAACGGTAAGGGAGTTGGTATCAGGATTATTTACAGATGTAATATCATCGTGTGCTCCTTGTGCTGTTCCTTGTAGTATTACTCCTATCAATGTTGTTGAGGGGAAGTCATTCCTTGAGATGACTCAAGATATGGGAGGAACGGTATTAGATGTTGGGGCTATTGTTATAGAAATCGAATACACTACGTCAGAACAACCTATTGGATTATACTTTGAGTATGATGGTATTCTTTACAATGCACTTAGTTCTCAAAACTTTGGATTGGTGCAAGGACCGGCAGGACCTAATCAAGTAATATACATTGGTAATACTGCCGACGATTGTGGCATTTTAGCGGCAGGATTCCAATCACTGCCTGTAAAGGAGTTTAATCCTGTAACCAATGTGTTTGATAACACAGGGCAGTTTCTTTCTGTTGCGGCATTAGCACCACAGATACAACTAAGTCCGGGTTCACCGGGAAAGTATGTGATGGTAATACCAAAGATTGCAGCAAGTCCTTCAAGTCTTTACTTTCAAGGAAGGTTACTTTGTAATCTAAACGATTTTAATATTACAATTAACTGCCCTACAAATCTTCCGTCATTTACTTCAACAGAAAATTGTGTTGTGCAAATTGACACTTGTGCATTAGGGACAACGCAAAGGTATTAC